GGCATCGGTAAAGCAGAGCTTGCTCCCATCCTTCAGGAAGTTGTTGTTACGGCTGACGAGCAGCCGGATCCTGTTCAAAGCAAACCCGCTCCCAAACGGAGAAAGACCAATGATCCACAACCTGGGGTCTAAGACCTACATCGCCAGCCTCCTTCCGGCTGACTCCCGCACCGCTACTGCCACCGGCACCGGTTTCGATCTGCAAGGCTCGAACGATGCTGAAGGCGAAGCCATCGTGGTTCTCGACTGCGAAGCTGGTAGTGGCACCACCCCTACCCTGAACGTCAAGCTTCAGGATTCTGAAGACAACTCTGCTTGGGCAGACATCACCGGTAAAACCTTCACCGAGGTGACTAGCGCTGCTGCTGCCTTCCAGAAGATCAGCATCAATGCCAACGATGTGCGCCGTTATGTGCGTGCTGTCGGTACTCAAGCTGGCACCAACCCTGTGTTCGTGTACGGCGTCTCGCTGGTTTACAGCAAGAAGTACGGCAACTGATCCTGATGGCGTTTCCTGAACTGCCAGATGCTTTCCTGAACGAGTTTGGCGTTACCTGCCAAATTGGTGCTGGCACTGCGTTTCTTGGCATTCTGGATTCGCCTATGGATGTGATCGCGGGCGGTATGGCGTTGTCTCGGGAATACTTGCTTACGGCAAAGACTTCTGATGTCAGCACTGCCGCTCGCGGCACTTCTATTACTGTTGATTCCGTGTCCTACACCGTGCGCGAGAATCGCCCTACTGATGACGGTGTGTTTTCTGAGTTGTTGTTGAGCAAAGTCTGATGTCCATCATTCGTGGCAATCGAACGGACATCAGTGACAACATTGTTGTCCTCGGAACCCTAACGTCTGAAACCTCAACGCCGTCTTACGAGGTAGATGCTATTTATTTTACTTTTGTTCATGATGTAACGGGAAGCGTCACAGTTGTGGACGAAGGCTCTCTTGACGGCCAAAAATGGTTTTCACTTGACGAAGAAACAGTGCATAGCCAGACCGGTGTTGATGCTCATTTTTATTTTCCTAGATACGTGCGATATATACGTTCACGTGTAACTGCAATCAACAACAACGAATCCGTCACAATTACGGTAGCTTGCACCTGATGGCTGACACACGCCGAGAATTGATCCTGGCTCGCATCAAGAGCAACCTTGACACGATCACAGGCGCAACGGTCTACAGGAGCCGTGTAGAGCCTCTGGCGCGGGGTGAGGTGCCTGCTGTCATCGTCGAGCCTGTCAACGATCAGCCGATCGACACCAACTTCTACGACAAGTTGGATTGGACGATGCGGGTGCGGATCACGACGATTGTGCGTGCTGCAGTCCCTGACGACGATTCAGACACGTACACACAGCAGGTGCATACCAAGTTGATGGCAGATCAGACTGTCAACGGTTATGCGCTTGACTTGACGCCTGATCGAACCGACTTCAGCCTGTATGAAGCTGATGTGCCTTTGGGTATCATTAGCCAAGACTTCCTGGTGCGATATCGCACAAGCAGGACTTCTCTAACTACCGCGTGACACCATGGCTAAGATTGAAAAGGAAGTTCCCAATCCCGGAGTGGGCGGCAGCTATTTGTTTGACCCGAAATCTGGGAAACTTACACTGATCACAGAACCCGCTGCTCCCACCAACGATGGCACTGACACGGAAGAAGTTTCTGATCGCGAAGATTGAAACCACCTACGGGACTGACCCCAGCCCTGTTGGCGGTTCTGACGCGGTGCAGGTCACCAATCTGGAACTGACTCCGATTGAGTCGGACAACGTCCAGGCTGCAGCATTCCAAGGATTCCTTGGTAACAGCACTCGCGGCACCTTAGTCGCCAACAAGCGTGTGAGCGTCACGTTTGACGTTGAGCTGGCTGGTTCCGGCACTGCTGGGACAGCCCCTGCCTTCGGTCCCCTGCTCAAGGCTTGCGGCCTGAGTCAGACCGTTGTTTCTTCTGTTTCGGTCACCTACGCCCCCGTCAGCAGCAGCTTTGATTCGGCAACGATCTACTGCTTCTACGACGGCACCCGTCACAAGATCACTGGTGCTCGTGGTACGGTCAGCTTCAACATGACCGCTGGTCAGTTTGCTGTTGCCAGCTTCAACTTCATCGGCATCTACAACGCCCCTGACGGCACTGCCCTGTCGGGTTCGTTCACGGTTGCCAACCAGGCTGCTGCCATCGAGGTCAACGACACCAACGTGACCACTGCCACCTTCCACGGTGTGACCAGCTCACGGATCGAGTCGTTCGATCTTGCCTTGAACAACGAGCTGCTGTACAAGGAAACCGCCTCCAATCAGGAAGTGTTGATCACCAACCGCGCCCCTGGTGGTACGGCCGTGATCGAGGCTCCTGCGATCGGTACGACCGACTTCTTCGGCAAGGCCGTTGCGGTTGCTACTGGCAGCACCAGCCTGGTCCTGGGCGCTACTGGCGGCAATATCGTGACTGTCAACGCAGCTCAGACCGATATCACCGGTTGCAGCTACGCTGATACTAACGGCGTCATTGCGCTGTCCATGCCGTACCTGGCTCTGCCTACCACGGCTGGCAACAACGAGATGTCGCTGATCTTCACCTGATCCCTGTCATGGCATTCGTCCTCAAGAAGACTGCGTCGTACAAGTGGCCTGTCACGGTGGAAACACCTGTAGACGGCGGCAAGTTTGACAAACAAACGTTCGATGCAGTCTTCAAGAAGATGAGTCGTTCTGCCTTCAACGATCTTGTCGATAAGGGCGATGATGCCTTGATCGATGGGATCCTTGAAGGTTGGGATGGGATCAAGGATGAAGAGGGAAAGGAGATCCCGTTTACGCAGAAAACCAAAAAAGAGCTGTGCGATGACCCGTATGTCATCAAGGCTCTGATCCAGGCTTATGCCGATAGCGTGACTGGAGCGCCGGCAAAAAACTAAAAAGCGCCGCTGAGTACTGGGCGAAAGGTGGCGTTGTCGATGAACGTGAAGCTGACCTGCTGGCGCTAGGGGCAACGGCAGAACAGGTTGCTGCGGCCAAGCTTGAAGCGGTTGAGCAGCACTGTGAGGTGTGGGAGGAGAACTGGGAAATCGTGTTGATGTTCACGAGGATGTCAACGCAATGGCACACGAGTATGGCGGGATTAACAGGACTGAACTACCCGAGTTTGGAATGGCTCTGTAAGCTGTATTCAGTCAAGGACCCTGTCGCCATGTTTGAGGGCGTGCAGGTGATGGAAATGGCCGCCTTGTCCGTCCTGAACAAGAAAAGCAAATGAGCCAAGTCACGGAACTGCTAGTCAGGATCAAGCAGCAAGGTGACGAGCAGCTCACCAGGCTTCAGAGCAGCCTGAAAGGCGTTGCGCAGCAGACTGCAGCAGCGAATGTCAACTTCAAGGAAGTATCTGCAGAACTGAAGAAAATACAGAATACATCAACGCAAAGCATCAACAACCTGAAAGGATATTCAAGTGCATGGCGTGAGATTGCTAATAGCGTTGATGTAGCCAGCAATGAGTTTCGTCAGGCGACTGCCGAGGCTGATCGTCTTGATAAAAAGCTGGCCGAGATTCAGGGCAAGCAGATTGGCGGCAGAGGCGGCCGTGGCGGCATTGGCAAGGCTGCGCAGATTGCGGGCACAGTCGCGGGTGCAGGCGTCTTTGGCGGCTTTGAGGGTGGCGCTGGTGCGTTGATTGGCGGCATTGTTGGCGGCGTCCCTGGAGCGATTGTTGGCGGTGGCATTGGTGCGCAGGTTGGCGGCACTCGGCAAATGCTGAGCGGGCTGGCAAGCTATACCGCTGAAATCGAAAAACAACGAATTGCATTGCGTTTGGTTACGGAAGACGCACGTGCATATGAAGAAGGCTTGTCCTTCATCAACTCGACAAGTCGTCAATTTGCGATTCCGCAAGAATTAATTACAAGGCAATTCACTCAGTTATCAGCCTCCGTTCTTGGCGCGGGCGGCAATATTAAAGATGCCGAGAAAGCCTTCCGAGGGATTGCTGCTGGTATTCGAGGAACAGGTGGCAGCCTCGAGGACATGGACGCCGCCTTGCGTGCAACTGCACAGGTGTTCAGTAAGGGCAAGGTAAGCGCAGAAGAATTGCGGCAACAAATTGGCGAACGCTTGCCAGGTGCATTTACGTTGTTTGCCAAATCAATTGGCATGACACCACAGGAGCTAGACAAGGCACTGGAAGACGGGAAAGTATCTCTTCAACAATTCCAGAAATTTACTGAAGAGCTATTTAAACGATATGGCAAAAACGCCGAAATTATTGCCAAAGGACCAGAATCTGCTGGTGATCGACTGCAGGCGGCTTTGTCCCGCATGAACGAAAGTGTTGGCCGTTTATTGGCTCCCATTGGCGCAGCTTTTCAAACTATTTTTGCCGACATTGTTAATGCAATTACCAGGGCAGCAAATGCCTTGGCTCGTTTCATGGGGATGAAATTTTATGATCCCGAACGAATCGCTGATCTTGAGCGTCGAATCAAACAACAAACGGCTTTAGCGGTTGGACCAGCGGATTCAATGACTGCTCGCCGTCAAGCTGTCTTGACGCAACTTAAAAAAGAATTGCAAGAAGAAAAATCTCGCATCCCCAAGGGACAACCCGGCGTCGTTTCAAGGGCTAGCGGTCTTCCAGGCATTGTTCCCGATACTGGCAAAGCAGATAAAGAAGCTGAACGAGAAGCCAAGAAGCAAGCTCGTTTGCTTGAGCAACGCAATAATTTGACTCGACAAGCATCAACACTGCAAAGTCAAATCACCGACAAAATTGTTGAAACGCAGGAAGCAATTGATGCACTTGGCGCTAGTTCGATTGAAGTTTTCGAGAAAAAATATAACGATAGAGTCACCGACGCGCAAAAAGTAACAAAAGATTTGCTGTTGAAGGTTTTCGGCCTGGCAAAAGAAATGAACGAAAGAGGCGGGAAGCTACCTCTTGCTGGAATTGTAAAAGATGTGATCAAGCTCGAAGATGCCGCGCAAAGTTTTGCTCAAAACGAATTCACGCAGGGTTTGGGAGATTTCTTCAAGAACTTGGATAACAACATTCAGGGAGTTACAGAAAGCGTGTATGAAAATGCTCGTGCAATGCAGTACAACGCTGACACCCTTGGAGGCCTGAGGGATGGATTGGTTAGTTATCAAGAGAGTATCGGAACAACAAGGGAAGCTTTTTCTCAGTTATCCGCAAATGGGATAAAAGGCATTGAAGAGGCGATCTTCAGTTTGACGACTACAGGCAGTGCCAACTTCGGTCAATTTGCCGCTTCCATCTTGCGTGATACTGCACGAATGATCATTCAGCAGTACGTGCTGAAAACAATCATGCAGGCGCTTGGATTTCCAGGTGGCGGCGCTGCTGCAGGCATTGCTCCTTTGAAAGGTATACCGCTGTTCAATCCGATGGGTGTTAGTGGTTTCAATCCATCTACCTTTGGATTTGCAAGCGGTGGAATCATGACGCAACGTGGACCGCTTTCCTTGAAGCGCTACGCAATGGGCGGCATAGCAAAAAGTCCTCAATTTGCCGTATTTGGAGAAGGTAGCCAAGCCGAGGCTTTTGTTCCCCTGCCTGATGGCAGGTCAATCCCCGTCAGGATGACAGGAGCTGGTGGCGGATCAATCAATGTCAGCGTCAATGTCGATGCTGGCGGCAGTCAAGTCCAAGGCGATGGACCCAATGCAAATCAATTAGGTAGAGTGATCGGGGCTGCGGTACAGGCCGAAATCGTCAAGCAGCAACGCCCTGGTGGCCTGCTCTCTGGTACTCGCTGATGGCTACGTTCAACGACGCGACAGTAGGAACGAGCACAGGCGGCACAACGCCTGACTTTGGATCTGCTCGCAGGAGCGCACCGATTGTCAGGACTGTTCAGTTCGGCGACGGTTATCAGCAAAGGCTGAAGTACGGGCTGAACCAGAACCCGAAGGAATGGGATCTGCGCTGGACTGCCAAGTCAACGGCTGATGCGGATGCGATTGAAGCATTTTTTGATGCACGTGCGGCTGACAACGCTGCGTTTGATTGGACGCCTCTGGATGACAGCACGGCGTACAAATGGATCTGCAGTGAGTGGAATCGCGAGTTCAATTACGCGAACGTGCATACCATTACTGCAACGTTCAAGCAGGTGTTTGAACCGTAATGGCCTACGCAGCCTGGCAAGCCAGCACGAGCTACGCAGTCGGCGCCATTGTCCGCGCTACGACCACGCAGGCCAGCGGGCTGGTGTTTCGCTGCACGGTCGCCGGCACCAGCGCTAGCACACAACCGGCTTGGCCGACGGACATCGGCAGCACGATCGCAGACGGCGGCGTCACATGGACAGCGATCAGCAGCGTTTACGAAGAGCTGGCGGTCCTGGGTCCCAACGCCATCATCGAGCTGTTTGAGTTGCAGCTTGACTCCACACTGCATGGCGCCAGCACGACCTACTACTGGCACAACGGCGTGAATGCAGCCGTCACTGGCAACATCG